ATATCTTTGTTAATATCAAATGCCACCTCCCCTTTAAAGTTAGGATCATCCAGTGTCTGCCTCTTAATAAAAAGTGCTTTTTTAATAAGTGCTTCCTTAATTTCTGGAGGCACTGCCTCATTATTCTGAAGCATTTCAAGTCCTTTATTAAATTCAGCCTCACCTTGATTATAAATGAACTCACCAAAGTTTGGCATATTTCCATCTCTATCCAAGTTTAACTTAATACCATTAAAAGCCTCAGGATCTTCATCGACTGCTGCATTTTGTTGATCCATAAACATTTGCATTCCAGGCATAGCCGCTTCTATGAATTGCTCTTGAGTCATAGAATCTGGTTTATCAGGAGATGAAGGAGTAGAACCACTAGCAGCTGCAGCATTCATACCTTCTAATGTATCAGTACCAAACTTCTCAACTGCACCCTTAGTAACTACAAATTCACCTGGAGTTAATACGGCAGGAACTGTATCTTTATCACTTTCACCAAAAACACTTGGACTGACGAATCCACCAGTATTAAAACCAAATCTACCACCACCTAAAGGATCATCCATCCCTGTTTGGAGCATATTGTTGCTGGATCTAATATTAGTATCTCCTTGTGTCATTCTATCAACATTTTCAGTCGTTACTGACTGACTTAAACCCTCCGCATCACCAGCACCCATCCCTTCTTCTTGAAGTTTTTCTGATGATTGATTTTGTGCATCTGCTATATTCTCTCCCTCTTTGTCCTTATTCATCATCTTACCCATTTGGTAGATGCCAACACCTGCACCAACTACAGCACCAGCAATAAGACCTCCTTTTAATAATGATCCTGCTCTTAATTTTGTTAATCCTGCTAGAAGTTTAGGTATCAATTTAGCCGTAAGTTTAATGGCAAACTTGGCGACCATGACTCCCAATTTAACAGCCATTTTGCCAAAGGAATTACCAAATAACAAGTATGCTGTTAGTAAAACTGGCCAAGTATCTTTAAAGAATTTGATTATACTTTGCAACTTTCCTTGATTATCCTTATTACCCATCCATTCCAAAATTTTGAAGAGGACTCTACCAAGAAGAACATTCTGCAAAAATTCTAATAATTTACTCCATGCACTCTTTACTGGTTCTAATGCCTTTGTTGCCGTTTTCTTTAAACCATCAAATATTTTAAATTCTAATTTATTTTCTTCTTTTCTTCTTTTAAATCTCTCTGCCATTTTCCTTAAAAAGGAAAAATGTTTTTTATCTTGTTTTTTCTCTGCCTTTAAAGTTTCAACAATAGAATCAACACCTTCAGAAACTTTTATTATTGCACCTCCAATTTCTCCTTTAGGAAGAGATTTATTTTTATCTGCTTTTATGTTCTTTTCTTCTTCCTCTTCTTTACCAAAAAACTTAGATACATTTATTTTCCTTCTTCTTAATTTAAGTTCTTTCTTTACCTCTTCCTGTAAAATTTCTATATAATCTCTATTAAAATTACCACCTAATGTCTCATCAGAAGAAAAATCATTCACAGCAATATTCAACGCCTTATGGTATGGTGTATTATCGTCTAGATAACCATACTCTACAAGGATGTCTAATGGTTCAGTAAGTTTTATAGAACTAGGCATTAGATTGTTGTTGCTGTTGCTTTAAGTTTTCTTCCTCAATATGCTGTTGAAGTAGAGCCACATAGATGTCTCGTTCCCAAGGCATCATATTTTCAATCTCTGTTAAGCTATATTTATGGTACTGCATCAAGGCAAAATTTAGTCTGAAGTAACTCTCCAAACTCATATGCAGTAGGGCTAAGCGAAAAAAGATGCTAAACCCTCCAAAACTACGTCACTTTTCACCTTTGTATTGGGATTAGTAACTTTAACTGTATGAGATAATTTAGGCATAGTCTCAAAAAATGACTCAATCTCTTTAAATTGATTAGAATTCATCTGCTCTAAGAAATCTTTCATTTCCTTCTTAGTGCAATCAGCAGCTGCCCATACCTCATCTTCAGTATAAATCTTATCAATACAAGTAGCAATCAAATCAAATGATTGATCCATCACATTATCAGTAAAATCAAAATTATTCTTAATAAATTGATCAAGTGATGGATACTTCATTTCCATCATAATAGAATCATCTACTTTGATTTTATTAGTATGATTATCATCTCTTTGAACTTTAATATCATCAAGATTAATAGTTACTGGAACTTGGGTTTTTTCATCATCAGGGCATATAATATTAACGTCTAATTCTTCTCCAACGGATTTACCACGAATATTTAAAAACAGATATTCAATATCAAACGTGGGAAGATCTTCCACTTTTATTCCTTTAGAGAGAATGCAACTCTTAAGAACTGCTTTAATAGCATTTGTAATCTGCTTATTATCTTCACTCTCTAGAGCAATCACAAGAACCTTTTCTTCTTTTACAAGAAATGGTCTATATTTAACAGTTTTACCTGTTGAAGGTAACTCCAACTCATAGGTTGGAGTAGCAATTTTTGGTAAAGGCATAATTTACTTTAGCACTTCAGTATTGTTATTTAGTGAGTTTATCTCAAAGATTCTTGAACAAGTCCACCAGCTATGTCTCCAAGAAGATCACTACCAGTTAAATTGTCAACAACGGTATCTACTATACCACCAGCTAGATTTGATACAAAACCACTAGAATTAAACTGTGACTGGAAAAAAGGATCTGATGAGTTAGCATAAGTGGTTGTTCTATATAAGTTCTTTACAATATATCTCACATAACTTAAAGACACTGTGCATTTTAGTAATGAAGATGCATCATAAGAAACAGGCATAGAGTTTATTGCTAAGGGAAATACTCTAATAAACTCATACTGTAATAGGTTTTGATGATCTTTCTCAAACTTTGTAATCTTCAACCCCTGATCTGCCATGTAACTATCAGGATACTTTATCCTATAATCATAATTAGATTGCATCAGTTGAGTATCCTGATCTGGTAATGAAATATTTCTTCCATTAGTAATATATGCCATCCACTGTTCAAAAAATTTAATTGGTTGATATAGTCCAGCATCAACATAAAAAGTTAAATCAATTCTATCATCAAATATTCTTCTATGAACGTGTTTCTCTGTTACACCTGTTCTGTCATTATTAATTTCAAATGTTGCTAAATTAGAACCAGGAAGTGATGCCTCTGAACACAATAATTCAATCTTATCTTGTTTGCCTATACCTCTCCATCTAGAGAGAGCACTAATAATAGGCATCTCCACCTCAAAATGAGATGTAGTGGCTGGTCTTAATAAGTTTGCCTTGATGTTTGAGACTGTTCTGACGGAGGGCATTTATAAATACTATTTGACCTTATATATTATGTATAAGAGATATGGCAGAAAGTATTAAAAGTATATTCAAACCTAAGAAACCAAAGAAGTATAAGGGTGATATAACTAACATCATCTGTCGTAGTTCTTGGGAAAGAAGATTTTGTAATTGGTGTGATATAAATGAAAATATCGTAGAATGGGGAAGTGAGGAATTTTGGATTCCCTACCTATCTCCAGTTGATAAAAGAGTTCATCGTTATTTTCCTGATTTTATTATAAAGGTAAAAGAAAGCACAGGTAAACTTAAAACCTATGTTGTTGAAGTTAAACCACTCAAACAAACAAAACCACCAACACAGAAGAAAAGAGTGACTAAATCATATCTATATGAGTGTAAAACTTATGCTGTAAATCAGGCAAAATGGAAATCAGCAGATGAATGGTGTAAAGATCGAAAGATTGAATTTAAGATCATAACCGAAAAAGAGTTAGGGATCAAATGAATAGAATTGAAGAAGTTAAAGATGACTTAGAAAAATCCATAGGTGATCCTGAAGATATGATGTTAATCATCATGGAAGCATTAAACGATACTGTAACACCCATTCCTGAAGTAGGACAATTCTATACTTTTATATACAACGCAAAGACTCCAGAAATAACATATGACCAACACCCTCTTATTGCTTGTACAGATTTGCAGTCATGGGGATTTAGAGGATTAAACTTTCATTGGAGACAATCACGTAATTATACATGGGAAGAACTGGCAGGACAACTCTATATTGTGCAATATGATGAACTTGATGATCTTCTCCGATTTCCTTATGGGAGATTCATTACTAAATAAGTAAAAAGACTATATCTAATGGCAGATTCAGTCACTAGTGGAATCAAAACTATCTACACTGGTAGGGATGGTTTAAAGAAAAAAGAAGTTTACATGGCAACCAAAGCAACGCCTACTACGGATGCTGATGGAAATAAAACATATAAAATGGAAATTGTTCAATATGACAATAAAAATGGAACTGGTGGAAAAGTTATAGGAACTAGGGATGGTGATAAAATAGTTTTTAATGACGATGCAAGTAATGATATAAAAAATAATGCCACTGCCATAAAAAATATCAATAAAGAGTCTAAACACTCTGCAACGACTTTAGAGAATCAAGTTGCCACAAATTCAGCAGATAAAGAGGCATTTAATAAATCCAACGGGAGTGGCAATAAAGGAAAAGAGTCTGGAAATGAACAAGGTGATCCAAAATTAACCAGTATCAATCAAGCATCAGATGTTCTTAACGCAGGAGCAGGTAAAGCTGCTGCTGGAACGAGAGAGAGTGGATTTGGATCCTACGTATTTCCTGCAAGTCTAAGACAAGGAACAGATGGTCAAGACTTTTTGAAGTTTGATATGCTTAAATATGAACCAAGAGATTTTGATGATAAATCATTCTCATTTAAGAAAAGAACAGATGCAAATAAAAGAACTATAGGAACAGTCATTCTTCCTATTCCTGGTGGGATTCAAGACGGTCAGAGTGTTGGATATGGTGATAGTCGAATGACTCCATTAGATATGGCAAAAGCTAATATCGCACTTACAACAGTATCTGAGGGAGCTACTGCTGGTATTGCTGCTGCAGGAAGTGCAGCAGAAACCGTAGCAGGTGCATTTGGTGACAACAAAAAAGCACTTGCAGCAGTTATTGCAGGAATGGCAGCAGGAGGTCAAGATTTACTTACTAGAACTACAGGTGCTGTTGCCAATCCTAATATGGAACTATTGTTTAATGGTCCAGAACTAAGAACTTTTAGTTTTCAATTTCTCCTTGCTCCTAGAAGTCAAGCAGAGGCAAAAACTATAATTCAAATTCTTAGATTTTTTAAACAGGGAATGTCTCCAATTAGAACAAAATCCAGATTATTCCTAAAATCACCTCATACTTTTCAACTATCATATAGAAATTCCAGAGGTCAAGATCATAAGTTCTTAAATAAATTCAAAGAATGTGCTCTGGCATCATTTGGAGTTAATTATACACCAAATGGTAATTACTCAACATATGAGGATGGAGTAATGACTGCATATCAAATGACTATGACTTATAAAGAACTTAATCCAATATACAACGATGATTATGGTAATAATGGTTCACTTCCTGCAGAAATAGGTTTCTAAAATGTCAAATTATTTTAATTTAGTTCCAGATTTTGAATATGTTAGCAGACTGCCTGATGCTAAAATATCAGACTATATTACGGTAAAAAATCTTTTTAAGAGAGTGTTTCTTAGAGAGGATATTTACCAAAATCTAACATTCTTCAAAAAATACTCAGTTGTTGGAGATGATAGACCCGATAACGTTGCTGCTGAAGTGTATGAAGATTCCACTTTAGATTGGTTGGTTCTTTTAGCTAATAATATCATAAATGTTCAAGATGAGTGGCCATTGCCCCAAAGTGACTTTGATCGTCATTTATTAGATAAGTACGATGATGATTATAATAAAATTTACAACGGAATTCACCATTATGAGACAGTTGAAGTAAAAGATAGTAATGGTGTTATCATAGTTCCTGAAGGATTAGAGGTAAGTGAAGATTTTTCAACAACTTACTATGATTTCTTTATTAGTGGATTGACGACTGCAAACAATATTACCAGACCAGTCACAAATTACCAATATGAAGAAAAATTGGAAAATAAGAAAAGAGATATTTTTATCCTAAAACCAGAATACATCAGTGTCGTGCTAGACGACATAGATGACATATCATCATATAAAAAAGGTTCCACCGAATTTATCGATGAAACCTTAAAGAGAGCAGAAAATATTAGATTATTCCAATAAAAAAACCTAATAGGGCAAAAAAATACCAGGAAATTTTTTGCGACTTTTTTGGAAATAAAAGTCCAATTTCCCTCAGCTATTCCTCCGCTAACTTCTGAAAGTATGATAGTGCATCATCTTCCTCTGAACTAGCAGATGCCACAGCAGCAGTCACAGTTTCTTCTGCCTTACGTGTTTCAAAGTTAGGTTTAAAAGAACCACGAGAGTTGTCCTCATCAAACACTTCCTCATCTACACGACGAGCAGGTTGCTTATGTCCTAGAACATAATCCAAACGTTTCTTCAGGTCATCATATGACTTGAACTGATCTGGTGCGGTAACAGCAGCAAGTGAATACTGTTTTTTCCATAATGCTTCTAATGCATCATCATCTTCAAGTAAAGGAGATACTTTATCAAACTCTGACTTATCATAGTTCCAGTAACCATCTTTCTTGACGATCTTCAACTTAAAGTTTGCACCTTGCCAGAAGTCAAAAGGATTGATTGGGGTTTCATCCTCAAACTCTGGTTGCATAGCTTCCATTACTTTATCAAATATTTTCTTACCAAATTTGTAAAGGAATACTTTGCCTTCATTCTGAGGATTTGTAGGATCTTTTACAATATAGATGTTCGCATAGTAGGAAAGCTTACGTTTCTGTCTACGAACCACATCTTTATCTGATTCATTACCACTATTCCAAAGTTCACGATTGTATTCTGAAACAGGATCCTTGCCACCAGTTGTGGTCAAAGAGTTCTCAATATACCAACCACCTGGTCCTTGGAATGCATGTGAATATACCTTTGCCCAAGGTATTTCTTCTCCTTCAGGTGAAGGTAAGAAACGAATTACGGCATAACCGTTTCCTGTTTTATCAACTTCAGGTTTCCAGAGACGGTCATCACCACCTCCACCTGTGTTGTTCATCTTCTCCACTTCTTTAACTAACTTCTGAGTTAAGGATCCTAGAGAGGATTGTTTTTTTAGGTCTTTGAATGACATTAGATTTGTTTTTAGATTTGGCTTGTGTGTACCCTAATAGGTTACTATTAAAATTGATTCCTGTCAATTTGTTTTTTCAATACGTCAACCATCGTAGACATTTGACTAAATGCTTGACTCATATCAGAACTAGATGGGAAACCCATCATTTTAGCAGACTCAATAATCTGCTCTTTCATTTTCTTTGCTTCAGGATCATCAGATAAACTTAAACGAGTGTACATTATCGATTGTTTTTCAATCAACTTTTCTAAAATATCAACATGACGACGTTGATTTTCTTTGGACATGCTAGGAAACTTAAAAACATTATCATAAACTTCTTCTTGAAGTTCACTAATCTCTACCATCTCCGCACGAACCACGTCTGATTGAAAAAAACTCATTTGTTTCTACTTAATAGTTGATTATGACTCAACGACGGTATCAGTCCCTTCAGAGGATTCGCCATCGATGCTAGACTCATTAGTCTCTTCACCTTCACTTTTTTCGGCATCTTGTGCCTCTTTTTCTTTGCTATCTTCAATTTGTTGCAATACATCTATAGCACCCTCGATTTTGATACGAGTGTTAGTTAATTCATTTATCTGTTTTGCGACATCTGTATATCGTTTTTTCAATTCATCAAGTATTGCAGCATTTTCAAGAGCCATGGATAACAACCTCCTTTAA